AGAATTAATCCTCTCTACTATCTCTTTTGCTCCTGCGTCGTTTAACATTTTAATCTCTTTGGCTATACTAGCCCCGTTTACGTCTTTACCGATAATGCCGTGTAGCATTAACTCGTAAACATCCCCTCCTTTATTTTTGAAATGCTTTAATTCCATAATGCGTAAAACTACTTAATATTAGACAAATAGCCAAACGATAACACAAACGACCGCGATAACAGCTCCGTAGAATAGTTTTTTAGCTTGTTTTCGTTTAGCTCTGCGTGCCTCTTTAACTCGTTTTGGTTGTTTAGCCCGTATCATAAAACTATTAATTTAAGGGTAAATCGGCCTGAGACAGCGACGTCGTTAGCCGATACCTCGCTCGCTTGTAAGTAGATGTCTGCCCCCGCCTCTATACTGAGGGGTGTATCTTTGCCGAAATTGTTACCTGCGACGGTGCTGTCGCTAAGGCCGTCAATATCTCTTATCCGCGCGACTTGGCCTCGGTTAGCTACGTATAACCCCGCTATACCTGACGCTGATCTATTCCGTATCAATTTAACATCCCATTTGTATAAATCCGCAGACACTACCTTTCTTCCATCCTCTAAGAACTCAGGCACCGTGTAGACGGCTTGCTCCGTCTGCTCTTTGCCTACTGCTAATACAGACCTAACGGTCGTTAAGTCGTCAGGCACTCCCCCTGTGACGGCGCCGTCCTCATATATGTAGACGGTGCCTTGTATAGGTGCGTTACTAGTGTTAAAAGCTCGGTTAGAGGCCACACACAGGAGCGTCGTAGGGATTAGCGTCTTAACGTTGCCATTAAGAACCACCTCTGTTATTTCTCTTTGGTAGCGGCCCTCCGCTGTGAGCCCTATCGTTTCTACCTCTATGACTTGTCCCACGTCCGCCGCGCTGCCTGAGCTTATGTAATAACTCCGCGGGGTTTCTGTGAATATATACTGACCGCCTAGCGTCCATACAGTTTCGCTCTCCCCGGAGTCTATATCCGGGTTTAGTCCGAACTTATTAATGTAGTTCTGTTCTTTATCCGAGTAAGTGTACTTAAGAAAAATATTGGTGACATCCACCCTGTCCGGTGTGAAAAACTCCACCTTAATAGCATTGATGACGAACTCCTCCTCTGAATAAACAAAAGACGTTTCTTTGCTTGGGTCCTCTGAGGCATCTAAAACCCCTCGGGATTGGTTGTTAGACCCTAAAACCGTCGCTTTGACGTTGCTAAAACTGCCTGTGTTGGACCCAATACCGAAGTCCCTGAATTTACGAGTCCTTACTAGTCTTAGTGTGAAGTATTTCGGGTTATCGGCTGTCTCGCAGTATATGCCCCCGTCGTTTACGTTGCCTAGTAGGCTCTTAGGGTCGCCCTCCCACATTGAAAAGTCGGACGCCTCCCAATCTACATCGTCCCGGTATAATTCATCTAGGCGCGTTAAAGCAGGCGCGTCGGCTGTGTTAATTAATATCTGAGAGCAGGCGTTTATAAACCCATTAAGGTATGTTATGAACTCGCCATGCGACTCGAAAGTCGACCCGTCTTCGTCTCTGAACTCCGTAAAATCGTGGTTGTTGAAGTCTTGACCACCGACCCCGTCAAAGAAGTAGAAGAGACCTGCTCGGGTGTAATATTTCACCTCTCCCGGGTTGTACTGTATAGGCTCGTTGTTGCCGCTCTCGTCTACGATGCGGATAACTGTGTCGTCGGGGTAAATTCTAAAAGCCATATTGTTTAGGTATCGCTTGTTAATACTACCGGTGTAGCGGTCACAGGCGAGTAGTTCTTAGCTACTGCCGCCTCGGTTAGCATAGTAGAGAAAACCGTCTGCCATACTACCGGCTCCGTGTGGTTTACCTCGTCTATGTCTTGCACCCTTTGTATAGGGTTTATGTAGTCACTCTCTAGGCCCGTAACTGCGCGGTATACCTCATCGACTAAGTCTATTAGCGCGAGGAATTTATCCTCCTCGTCTTCGTGTGACCAATAGGCTATCCTTAACGTAAAAAATACCTCGTCGCTTTTTTGCTGCGGGGTGTGCGGGCTGTTGGCGTAAGCCGTCGACGACGGCCGCCATTGCACCGACTCGAAAGAAAAGAACACCGCCGGCATATTAAAAGGACACTCGTCCTCCTCTGTATCAAATTGGTTATTGAACTTGCCAAAAGTCTCCACGCTCGGGATAGCCTCGACGGCCTGTTTAACCAAAGTGTATAATTCTTTTTTTACGCCCATTTATAAATCCGGTTAAGTTGTTTTTGTATAAGTTCTTTATTCTTCGCGTCTAATTTACTAGATTTTCCTAAAAATTCACGCTTTGGCATGCCTTTCAGCCCTTCATTATGTCTTCGGGCGTATGGTGTGCGGGCCGTGCCTAACACGATGCGCTTAAAAGTCGTCATTCGTATACGGACGTCCCTCCTAAGCGCTCCCGTGTCTACTAATATGTTTCTCCCCGAGTCCCTGCGGGTGCCCGGTTTTCTCCTAGACCACCTCCCAGCGTCGGTCTGCCCTCCATTACTTCTGAACCCCTCTAAAAAATGGTTTAAAGAGTTGTTCGCTATAATGCGAGGCAGCGTTCTTTTTAGTCGTATAGTTTCGACTAATTTTTTATCCATTTTGAGCCCTGGCCCTATCCTTTTAATGCCTGTCATTCTATTAAGAGCTCCTCTATGTCTATGGCTACGTCAGAGTAGCAAATGATATTTATCTGCACTGTATCCCTAAACCCCCTGATTTGTTTTATAGAGTGCCTATCGACCACCACGTCGCCTACGCCTATAGCATCATTAAGGAAAGAGCTCACGACAGGCAGAGACGCGCTAGCGTCCATTAAAGAGGTGAATCTCTCGACCTCTAGCTCCGGGAAAGTACCCTTTTCTCCTACTATCACCCCCGAGATATTGATAACATAATCCCCCGCGGCGATGTACTCCTTTATGGTGCCGTCTCTGCCCTGTACCGCTGTTCTTATAACATTCTTAGGCCTATCCGCTGACACTAACACGCTCTCTAGTTTAACCTCATCGTAGGCGATCACGTCTCCAAAAAGGTTAATATACTGCCCTGCGGGAAAGGTCACATCGTCGTATACCGGGGTCCCCAATACACTCGTCCCTATAGGGTCGTCGCTTAGCGCCTCCCCTACTCGATATAGCTTGCCCTTAAAGACCTGTAGCCCTGTTTGCGCTATCTGCACAACAGGGCTCGAGCTCGTCTGTAATTGAGGCGGTATTAATACATTTCTATTAATCATCCTAGATCAAGTATAAAACGCCGTCCGGTATGCTGCCTACCTCCTCCGCTCCGGTGGGTGCTTTTTGCCCTAATCCCGGGTAAACGGCCGTTAATTTTTTACGCTCTTTGTTCATTCTCTCGAGAGTGTTGTACACCTCAGGCATATCTGCGCTTAAAGCTATCGGTAAAAGAGGGACTAACTCGTATAACTCGGAGTTCCCGCTCGAGGCTGTATAGAATTCGAAAATCTGTTTTCCTGTCATTTCTCTAAACTTTTAATAAACTTAACCATCTCGTCGTAAAGCTCTGGGGCCAGCTTCTTAAACACCTCGTTACCTAAGTATCTACTCTTTTTGCTCAGCTTTTTTTCTCAGCTCTTTTGGCACATTATAGCTTACAAAACCTAATCCGAAATTGTTTTTAGTTAGCGGTAAATCTTCTTTTTTAACCTTATAGTACGGGTGTTTAGACGTGAAAATCTCACCTGTTTTGCCCGCGTTATTTTCGAACTCTTTCTCCTCATTTTTCGGCACCCCCTTAAGCGATGAGGTTTCGCCCTCTGTGAGCTGTATAACCCTACATCTACAATTATAACCATTCAAAGGCATACGGGTATCCCAAAACTCGTGTTCTACCGGGAAAACTAGGTTATCCCAAGCCGCATGATCGTGTCGGACGCGTTCGTCGTCTACTGTTTGATATTTAAGATAGGGAAAAATTTCTTTTTCTGCGTCATATTGCAGCCAACTCTCGGCGCTTTGAGCCTGTCCGAAGGACGTGTCCCTTTCGGTTCTTAACCAAACTTTGTTAAAAGTGTCGTCTAGAGGTTTAGCTAGCTCTTTGAACTGCTTAAATGATATTTTAAACCCTTTTTCGTCGAACACGAATTTAGACATATCGCTAATCTCTTGAAATGTTTTAGCCCCCGAGAAAGTGTTCACGTTAAAATTAAAGTCATCGAATAGTTTCTCTCTTGTGGACCCGGGCTCGAACTCTACGTCCTCCCCAAAACCTTTTTTAACCTCAGACATTAAATTCTCATAGGTGTATAAGAATAGCTCCTCCGGTAGCTTATACTTTGAGTACTCGCCGGAGTAAACGCCCTCTATTATCCTATTTTGAGAATATCTCGCCAATTAGTCTATGTATTCTATTTTTACGTAACCTCTGTTATACCCTGTGTCACTATACGTCGTGTCGTCAAACGCGCCGCCCGAGTCTCTGTTTAAAAGTATAAGATACGAGGGCTCGCCGCTTTGTACGACTCTAACCGAACCCCCTTCTACTATGTCGCGGGGCCCGACAGCCCCAAACGCGAGTTTACCTGGGTCGTTAAATATTACCGCTGGGACGTTCACGATTTTTGAGAGAGTGATACCCGACGAGGTTATGTCTATCTGTTTAGACTGGTTCGCCACCATGTCCCAATCCCCTATACTGAATACTTTAGTGTTAAGGTTGTCTATCTTAGTTAAGACGCTGTCTATACGGTCATTTACATCGCTCTCTAACACCTCTAAGAGAGTGGGTATCGTGGCCGCATTTTGGCCCGTGATAGACCCCACCTGTACTAGCTTCGCCCTGTTTTTCTGCCATGTTTGGCGCGGGGTGCTATTATTAAAGGTTTTATCGCCTAAAGAGTCGTAAGTGACCTCTTTTTGCACCTCCCAAAGCTCCGGTGCTACCGTGGTATTGCTCGCCGCGTCCATCTGTAATAACTCACCGTCTAGCCACACGTAACCGTCGGTATTAGCCGCAAATATGCCAATTATATTTATTGCGCCCGACACGACACAATTAGTGCCCGGAGCTAACCCTTGTAAAAGCCCGAAAAGGGCCGCGCGGTTTGCGATCGGGTCTCTCAATAGATCGTCTATGTTTATGTCGGGCTCGCCGCCCGGAAATAATAATTTTTTATTCATGTCTAAACGCTTACTATGTTATACTGTCTGCCCGCCGTAACAAAAAAATCTAATTTACTTCTGAGCAGGTCCTCGTCATAACTGACCGACGCGGGGATATTTATAGTGAAATTGATACCCCCCTTACCCTCAAGGACTCTGTATAGAGATAACGGCGACGGGTTCGTCTCTGAGGCCAAGTATAGAGATAATGGCGACGGGTCCGTCTCTTCCGCCTTATATAGGTCTAGGTAACTTAACGTCACGTCGTTCTCTGTTATTGTTATCGCTCTGGCTATTGGGTCGAAAAGATTGTTTAAAAGCCCCTCTAGCGCTAAATGTTGCCCGGTATATTGCAACCCCGCCCACTTGGTCGTCACGTAGTTATAAAATTGCGTGTTTAGGGTTTGCAAAGGGGCTAAAGCCGAGTTAAGGTAAGCTAAAAACACGTCTTTACGCCAAAACCAAGGGGTGAGCCCTGACGATATCTTACTAAATATTAGCCTATATAGATTAGTGTTAAAAGTCATACCGTATAAGTTAATGTTGAACTAAGCGGGAATGTGCCGTCCACAGCCATATATCCCGCCACGCTATTATAGGTCTGGTCTGAGGTTGCTAGCACGTCCGCGAAAGAGCCTCCGTCGGGCCTAGCCTCGACCGCCGTAACCACCGCATTTAAAACCCCCGGCACCTCTTGTATGGCGTCCGTTAGTTTCATTACTTGCATGCTGCCGTCGAAGTTGCCCCCCTCTTGAAAAGACTGTAAAAAAGAGCTTATCGCGTCCTCAACCGGAAAAGTCCCGGGAGATAAAAGGCTTTCACCTGTCGCCGGGTCTAACACCGAGGCGCTCACTTTAATAGTATAATACGCTTTCAATAAGTCCGGGTCTTGACTAATGATAGTCACCGCGGAACCTGCGAACCGCCTATTTAGCCAATACGCCTCAAAAGCGGTTTTCTCTAAAGCATCTAAAGGCCCTGCCTTACCTGAGCCGTCTACCTTAGCCACTTTTATGGTTATAAGGCCATTGTTCTCACTTGCTGCGGCTAACTTCACTATCTGCGCGTCGGTATCGGTAGCGCTGTACTCGACATTCCCCTCAATTAACTCTAGGTCGTACCCGTATTGAAACAGTAAAGATGTAGCGGCGTACCACGGTAGAGTCCCCGTCGGTATTTCCTTAGCTCGTCCCTCTATGTCGGTTTTGAACGTGTCGAATAACCCCTCGAAAAAAGCTATCGACGCGGCAAAGATGAAAAATATTAAATTCCAAACCGCTGTCGCGCTCGTAGATGTTAACCCGTCTAGATTAGAGTCAGCCTCTTTAGCCGCTACCATCTCCGCTTTTATCTCTGCTATCGTTCTCGCCATTATTGGAAATATTTTTTATATACGTTTTGTAGCTCCTCGCGGTTTTTCTTCTGCTCCTCTGTCTCCGGTATGCCCGGCGCCGCTTGTACTTCTTTTGCGGAGGTGCTCAAATTAAACTTTTTACCTATCTCGTCCGCGTCTAAATCAAAGTGGGCGGCTAATATGTTTATGATTTCGGCCCACTCCTTAAGCGTTACCTCATCCTCGAGCTCCCAAGACGCGAAAACCTCTGCGTTCTCAGGTATGAGGCCTACCCGTTTTAAAAATGGTATTAGCTGTTCATCTATAACAGCCGCCAAGTCTAATTTATCGGACCACGTTACCGAGTCCATAACCCCCTCGTGGACCTCTGCGGACCCGGCAAAGCTTTTCTCGTCGGTGGTGCCTGTTTGGGATAACACTATTTTAGCGATGGCTTGGTCGCACTTCTCTACTAGGTTTTTGTAAATGTCTGAGGCGTTACCCCCTCCCCCGGACGGGTAACTTATGTCGACCTCGTCCTCCGGGTCTCCGATAAAATAGGTTGCGCCAGTCATAGACTCAAACATGTCTATCATATTTTGAAACCTCGCGTTATCCTTAACATTTGTTTTTCCCTTCCTAAAGGGCATCCCGAAGATAGATGCATGCTGAGACCAAGCGCCGAACACTTTTTTCCAAATGTAAAAAGGTGCTATTTTGTTGAATAGCCCTAAGTCTTTCTCTCGCCCGCACGCTATCAACCACTCCGCGCCCTGCCCTCCGTATACCTTGACGAGGTTACTCTCGTCTAGTACGCTGTGATTTATGTCTTTGCGAATAGCTCGAAGGCGAGGCACCATATTTTCGTAAGGTATGCTCTCGACGGGCTTATCCCCTGTTTTCAAGTTAATAGTAAAGTTACCCTCGACAGGCTCCCTAAATTGTGCGATAGAGTACCCGTAAAACTTAGACATCATACATATTTGCAAAAAAGACCTAAACCAAGGTCGCGGCGTTCCGTCCGGTTTTATGAGTTTTAGCGTTAGCTCCTCATCCACCTCGTTGTCCTCGTTCTTAAGTGCAATTCGACCCCCTGTAGCTTTAGAGATGCGCTGTTGCATGGTGCTAAAGACTTGGTCGTCGTCCGCTATATCTAAATATAGCTGATAAAGGGCGAATGGGTCCGGTTGGTTAGGGTCCTCGGCCTCCCCTTGTGCGAGCCTCCAATCCGCGATGTCTTGCTTAAGACGATCTACTTGCTCCTCTACTATCTTATCGATAGCCTGTTTAGCCGCGCGCGTTTGGCTGCGGACGTCTTGGCCTACGTAATCCATAAAGGTAAAAAGTTTACCTTTTTCGTCGTCTGTAAACTTTTTACGACCGGTGATTTTATCCAGAATATTAATACGCATGTGCATTGTTCGAAGTTATGCCGAAAGCTAGCGTCTCCGTGTTCTGAGGAGTTACGCCGTCGGCGTCTGTTATTACAGGTAAATCCGGGGTGACGGTGCCGCGTTGGACCATTTTTAGCCACCCTAGCGCGCCCCCTTGTTGTTTAGGGTCATCACCGTCGTAACGAATGCGTCTAGTTGAAGGGACTGATTTAGGGTTAATCCTAGAGTGTATGTTATATAACACAATATCGACCACCACCTCTACTAACTTAGCGTTGCGGCTGTCTCTTTGCTCGAAAAAATCGGTATCTGTTAAATCCGCGCCCCCGTCTGCGGTTGCGACGTAATGCAGGCCTGTTGTAGTGTTATAGAATCGATCCCCTGTAAGCACCCCTGTGACGGCGTCGCTTGCTACCTCGGTGACGGCGTCGCTTGCTACCTCGGTGACTGACTTGTACGTCAACCCATAGTCATATCTATGGCGCGTGTAACCCGCCGCCTCCTCTTGTGACGCTTTAAGCGCTCTATCTAAGAGCGTGTCGTCCGCCTGTGTTATTTGGTCGAGCTTGTCCTCTCGTATAAGAGGAAGGTAATCCGATTTTATTAAAAACATCTTAACCGCTTTTGCACCAAAGTTATAAATTATAACTAAAACAAAAAATAAAGGTGTTTAATAATCGCGCTTAGGTTTACCGACGGCGTAGGTATCGTGCGAGGAGAAACGATCTAAGAACTTGTTAAATTCGTCTTTGAAAGCTTCACAAATAATATATCTCTTTGTATCCGAGAGATGGCCGTTTGGCTCGTAGGAAGATCCCGTCTTTGGGTCTGTCACCCTCTTCTTAAGCACCCCTCCGTCTTTGTCTTGTTTGGTCTCGATATAATCGGATATAGACTTTTTACAGTTCTCACCTATTATGATCTCGAGCCCCGGGATCGCACCCTCGTAGATAGCGTTTATAAAATCCCCCGTGGATGAAACAGGGGGCGCCTTTGGGGGAAACCTCTTCTCGACTCGGTGCTTAGCCATCTTAACCCCCTCTAGGAATAACTCCAAAAAAGATTTCTTGTTGTCGTCTATGTTATTTCGCGCCTGTGTTGTAGGGTCGCCGTAAACATAAACCGTCTGCTCGTAGCCCATCTTTGTTAGCTTTAGCCCTGTTCGGTAGCCCGCTTTTCGCGCTGTGTTGTGGGGGTCCTCGACGGGTAGTTCGTCTATCTGCTTAATGCGCCACGTGTCGCGTAGCTTACTAAACTGCCAAAAAGTTACTGCAATATAAGGCAGAACATTACTGTCTACCGATATGTGTATAGTATTGTCCGGGTTGATAGGTACTTGCCTTACGTGGTCTGCTAGCTCGAAGTTTTTGAAAAACTCGCCGCCTGTCTTAAGCTGTATGTCCCAATTGCCGTTTACGAACACCTCGTACTCGAACGTAGGTAACGACTTTAAGTTCTCGACGAACTCCGGGTCTAAATTAGCTATGTTGTCGGTGATCTTTGCAGGTATGTAGAGCCATTTATTAGGCAGCTCGCCTTTTTTCCACGGGTCGTAGATCAAGTCTTTAACCCACCCCCAAGTCGGGTTGCACGTCCCTAGTATGTACGGTACCGGCTGCCGCCCTCCCTCTATATTCCAAGAGCCCGCTCTTTCTATCGCTTTGTAGAATGTTTGTTTTTGACACTCGTTTATTTCTTCAAATAAAAACCCGTTTACCTCCAAACCCTTCATCCAGTTGAGTTCCTTATCAGAGGCAAAGTTTTCAGACTTGAACAATATAACGGACCCGTTAGGATGGTGGTACTCGTAAGGAGATTGTTTTAAGCGCCCACTAGCTCCTATTTTTGTGAAAGAAGGGATAGTCGTAGTCCTTATCTTTTCGCTGTTTTCCCTGATAACACACCACCTCGAACGGGGGAATACCTGACAGAGCACTAAAAGTGCCGAGAGACCCCAAAAGGTTTTGCCTCCTCGAATAGCACCCCCGTACAGTATGAACCGGTACTTCTCGCTTTGTACCGCTTGCATGGCCTCCTCTTGCCTTTTGTTCGAGCTAAAGTCTATTTTCACACTTCCACTTTTTCACTACCCCAAGTTATTACCGTCGGGTTAATGTTAATGGGAGGCCCTTTTTTCTCCGCCTCATAATAACCTAACATTTTGTTAAGCATATCTCGGGCTTGTAGTGCGGAGTACAGTTTTATTTTAACCTGCTCGACGTCGACTACCTCTTCGTAAATCCCGTCTTTACGTTTTACGACCCGCGTTTCTATACTTTCGATCGCGCTTTTTTGCTCGTCCGTTAATTTCTCGAAAGCTTTTCTGTCTAACCACGAGTTATGCAAATCAGCGATTGAAGTTTCCGCTATCGCCTTTAATTTCTGTATTTGTTGGAGTTTCGAGATGTGCGCTTCCTCCTCTAAATTGTCCTTAATCAGCTCTATGTAAGCCTGTATTTCGGCGTTATTCTTGTTGCTGTAGCCCGCGTCTTTAGCAGACTTTTCAGAATAGCCCGCCCGACGTGCTGCCCCAGTAGCATTCCAATCGATGATGTACTCGTGGGCCCAACGGGCTTGTTTTCCTTTGAGTTTTACCTTCTGCTCTTCTATCCTTTTGTCCATAATGAGACTTTTTCGTCCCTAAAGATAGTTTGAACCTAATACAAAACCATGCGCAATTTGAAAAAACCTTTATGGAAACAATACAAGACGCTGTGTGCCAGTAATTTAACCCTCAAGGGAAACAATAAAACAATAAAATCACTTCTATTGTTCCCCTGTAACCTTTTGCCACTCAAGTACTTACGTTGAAAAGAAACAATAGAAACAAAAAAGTGCTCAAACTTTTGAAGAACAATTTCTCTATACATATACGCGTTATATACGTTATATACTACTATATTTAATAATATACTTTTTTATTAATATTATTGTTTCTATTGTTTCTATAGGTATAAACCCTATGGTTTTCAAGTAGTTACAGAGAAACAACCATTGTTTCCCATTGTTCCTCATTGTCTCCCTTTTTCGGTGTTTTCGGTTCTTCACTTTCAATTTTGGTTCTCCGGGTTGTGAGCTAACGTTAGTGAACCGCATAAATTTGCGACTCGATACCCACAAAAAAACTTTTTTCCGGGAGGGTGGGTTGGCTACGTCGGGCCCTGTTGTGTCGGCCTCTTTTTGGCGGAGTCTCATTTCTAAAGCCTCCCTTACAGAACAGGGCACATCGTCGTGTCGCGGCCCTAGTACCATGTGCGTAAAGACTACCCCTAATAGGCAATCTATATCGTTGACAAATACAAACCTCGCGTTACCAAACCTCAAGGCGGTTTCTGAGTCTATCCAAGCCCGGTAAAGCTCTTTTGTTGGTGTTAGCACTCCTACTACTTTCATTCTAGAATTATTTTATGGTTATTTAAAAACTCGTCTATAGGTGCTGTCTCATAGCCCCACCGGCCTATATGGTCGGGCGTCAGGTATAATACGAACCCCTCTCTCACGGACTCCACCCAAACCGGGCTCCCTTCTTTAAAAAGGCGTTCGCTCTGCCAAATTTGACAGGGGGCGACTTCGGGCTTTAATAGGGCCTCTCTTAAGGCGGCCCCTACGCAAAGGGTCGCAAACACTACGGCTGCTATCGCTAATTGTTTCGCGAGGATATCTACTTTATTAATCGTCGTCATGTTTTAACCTTTGTAGGATTTAATAATTCGTAAATATACTCTTTTGTAATGGCGTCTTGTATAACAAAAATAGTTTTCATAGTTCAAGATCTAAACCGGTTACTATCCTATATATCTGTCTCGTAAGCTCTACGTCGTAGCTCGCGTCGTGTAAGCGGCTCTCGTCTATGATAAGCCCTAGCTCTAATGCTACCCTCTTAAGTTTAAAAGAGGGCATACCCTCGCGCCTATCTTTCAAATACTCGAGCGCCAAGCTCATGACGTCGACCCCAAAATAAAACCAAGACGCTATATAGTTGTCTTTGTTTTGCCCGAACCACGCGAATAAAAAATCGTCGTCAAAACCTCGGTTGTTGAACCCTATAAGAAAAGCCTTGCTCTTAGGGTCATACCTGTCGACGTATTTACTTAGGAGGGCTGTAAACTCCGAGTGTGCGGCTTTCATAGGCTGGTATTGTTTAAGCCCATACTCTGTGACGCCGCAAACCTCTAAAGCTTTAGCCTCGTATTTGGCCTTAGGGTGTGGGCGCGTCTTAATGTTGAACTTTTCGACGACCTTGCCGTCGACTTCAACTAACCCGGCTATTTGGTGTACACTGTGTAAGCGGGTGTCCGTGCCGGTGGTTTCTAAATCGTAGAAAATTTTAACCATATAGATTATAGTCTGCTCTTATTATTTTGCTATTACGCGGGTCATATTTTGCGGGCAACACCCCGAAAGACCCGTCTTTCTTTATCTGTCTTAGTGTAGGAGACACGTCGTTAAATTGGTTTATCTCGAACCCGTCCACGTAGGCTTTGCGCTCGTAGGTGTGCCCATTTATATCCGACACGATAGAGACGCGCTCACCTATGAAGTACCTCTGGTTCGCCTCTATGTACAGACAGTCTAGCATTTTTAAGTACTCCGACTCTAAGCCGTGGCCCTTTAAAGCTTTTTTCTTTTCCTGTAAGTATTGCTCTTTATTCATGTTCAAATAATTCAATTATGCACATAGGATTAATTTTTAGTGGTTAATAATTAG